CAACGCCAAGATTGCCCAACACGAGAAGGGCCTCGCGGCGTTGCGGGAAGCTGAGCAGCGGCTCGCTGCGGCCACGGCCAAAGAGCAAAAGGAGGAGATGCACGAAATCCGCATGCCGGTTCGTTACGCCGGCCCTCCTGCCGCACGCCCGTTCACGGTGCCAGCAAAGAAGCTGGAGCCGGCAGACTACGTCTGGCGGACGATGACGTGCCTCTTGAAACACCACTCGATCAAGGGCCAGCGCTCGCTGCGCGACGTCATGCTCGCAGAATACGGCGAGGACGAAGGCACCGGTGCTGTGCTCGGGTGGATCACGAGAAACCCGGCGGCGTCGGCTCCCGCCACGACGACGACAACGGGATGGGCCGCCGAACTCGTCGCCATCGTCATGGGCGAGTTCTACAAGGCGCTCATTCCGCGGTCGATCTTCCCGAGGCTCGCCGCCAAGGGGTCGAGCTTCACTTTCGGACGCGCTGGCGTCGTGACGCTGCCAATGCGCAGCATCACGCCGACGGTGGCTGGCTCGTTCGTCGGCGAAGGCGCCCCGATCCCGGTCCGTCAGGGCCAGTTCGTCACGCAGCAAATGACCCCGAAAAAGATGGCGGTCATCACGACCTTCACCAGGGAAATAACGGAACACTCCACTCCTGCGATTGAAGGTATCTTACGCGACGCAGTGCTCGACGACACGTCGGTGGCGATCGACACGGTGCTGCTCGACAACAATCCGGCGACCGCGATCCGGCCCGCCGGCTTGCTCAACGGCATCGCGCCAACGACGGCAACTTCGGGCGGCGGCTTCACCGCCGTCATCGGCGACGTGAAGGCGCTGACCAACGCGTTGATCACCGCAACGCGCGGCAACTTCCGCTCGCCGGTGTGGATCATGTCGCCGGCGCTGGCAGTCTCGCTGTCCTTGGTGCCGACGACCGGCGCGCAAGCGCTGCCGTTCCGCGAGGAAGTGTCGCGCGGCTTTCTGATGGGCATCCCAATCCTGGAGTCGACCACGGTGCCGATGGGGACGCTCATCCTCGTCGACGCTGCGGACTTTGCTTCCGTTACGGGAGACGATGCCCGATGGGAGGTTAGCGATCAGGCAGTCCTCCACATGGAGGATACGATCCCACTGCCAATTGTCTCGGGCTCTCCGGGCACGGCAGCGTCGCCGACGCGTTCTCTCTGGCAGACTGACACGATCGGCCTTCGGATGATCACCCCCATGAACTGGGTTTTGCGTCGTCCGAGCGTCGCGTACACCACTGCCGTCACTTGGCAGTAACGCGCCGGGTAGAACGGCGGGTAGAAACGACTCGGTGTCGCGAAATGTTCTCGGCAGCGGGTCGAACGGTCCCTTAACATAGAGGAGCCATGCACATGGCAGACAAAGACGTGAAGGCCGCTGCGAAAGAAGAAATCCAGAAGGAACGCGAGCAGCGCGCCAAGAACATCGCCGAGTTCGAAAAGCGGCAAGGCAAGCCGACACCGACGCAGGAGGAAAACGATCTCGCTGCGCTCGGCGTCCACATCGAGACGCACGAGGACGACGGTTCGGGCCCCGAGCCCAAGGTCAACCTCACGCGGCAAGTCGAGGCCGAAAAGCCTGCTGGCGGTCACTACACGACGCGGCATGCGACGAGCCGGTCGACAACGGCAGCGAGTTTGTCCTCGTAAGCGATGAATGCCGCGCGCAATCTTATCGCGCGTGCTGCGTCCTGGGTCGCCACCAAGGCGACCGAGGGCGCATATCGTCCTGGGCCGTGGTATCTGCCGGTAACGGGAGCATGGCTTCCGGCTCATTACGACATGCTCAACTTCTGGCAGTGCGGGTGGTCGCCCACCGCGCCCGCCCGCTCTGCCATCGTCGAAGCCTGCATCTCCGCTTATGCACAGACGATCGCCATGTGCCCCGGCGATCACTGGCGGCTCAATCAGAAAGGCGGCAAAGAGCGGGTCAAGAATTCGGCGCTCTCGCGCATCTTGCGCAAGCCAAACGACTATCAGTCTCCCAGCGACTTCATGCTCAACCTCGTGCACTCGCTCTACAGCGAAGGCAACGCATATGCGTGGGCGTGGCGCAACGACCGCTACGAGGTCGAGTCGTTACATCTCATGCGGTCGCAGTGGACGCGGCCGACGGTCGGCGATGGTGGCGAGGTTTTCTACACCATGGGGGGTAACGCTGTCGTGCAGCGCATGCCCGAGCTGCTCGATCAGCCGATCATGGTGCCGCAGCGCGACGTGCTGCACGTGCGATTGCATACGACCACGCGCCAGCCTTGGCCGCTCTTAGGCGAGACACCGATCACGGCGGCGATGAGCGAAGTGCTGGCGAACGACGCCATCATGCAGCAGCAGATGAATTTCTACATGAACCAGGCGCGGCCCTCCGCTGTGCTCTCAACCGATCTCGTGCTCGATAAAGATCAGACTCAAGCGCTGCGCGATCGTTGGAACGAGCAAGCGCGCGGCATGGCGGCGGGCAACACGCCGATCCTCACCGCAGGCTTGAAAGTGCAGCCGTGGGGCGTGCACGCGAAAGATGCCGATCTCGCCGAGATCATGAAATTGACCGAGCAGCACATCGCGCTCGTTTATCGCATCCCGCTGCAAATTCTCGGCATGGGCAGCGGCACCTATGGCTCGACCGAAGCGCTGATGTCTGCGTGGATCGCGAGCGGCTTAGGTTTTGCCCTCAATCACGTCGAAGACGCTTTTGGTCGGCTGTTCAATCTCAAGGGCCAGCCCGACGAATACGTCGAGTTCGATACGCAAGCGTTGCTGCGCAGTGCGATGAAGGATCGCATCGAAGCGCTCGCGCGCGGAGTTCAGGGCGGCATCTATGCTCCGAACGAGGCGCGCGCGATGGAAGGGCTCGAGAAAAAACCATATGGCGATGAGCCGCGAACGCAGCAGCAGGTCGTGCCATTGAGTGCGGCGGCGGGGATCACAGAGCCAACAAAATTCCCAAGCGGACCGCATCCGCCGCCAGCGCCAGGACCCGGCGCGCCACCAGCGTCACCGCCGGCGGACGCGGCAAAACCAAAGCTGACCAATCCTACCTCCGAGAAATTTATTCATGCAGACGATGTCCGACGAGAGATGCGACGACTTTCCGAGTCCGCCGCCCGAGTCAACCGACACTATAGTTGATGCGTGGCGCGAGGTCCTCGCGCACACGCTCGCGGAAAAGGAACGCGAGTGGGCGCGAGCCTATGCGCTGATCGAGGCGCAGGCGCAAGCGATCCTCGCGCAGTATCGCGCCGAGCTTGTCAATCTGCGCAGCGACGCGGCGCGCGCCGTGGCCGAGCGTGTGGCGCTGGTGCGCGACGGTCGCGACGGTGAGCGCGGCAACGACGGAAGCGACGGCGCGGACGGACCGCAAGGTCCGCAAGGCGAGAAAGGCGATAAAGGCGACATCGGTCTCCCCGGTGTACCCGGCCCGGCCGGGACCGATGGCGTCGATGGCGCGCCCGGTGCTCCTGGCGAAACAGGCCTGCCCGGTCCGAAAGGGCTGCAAGGCGAACCTGGACTGTCAGGCCCATCGGGCGCGCAGGGGGAGCGCGGAGAAAAAGGCGGACAAGGCGAACGCGGACTCCAAGGCTTGCCCGGAATCCCCGGACCCGAAGGCCCGCAAGGTCCGCCCGGAGAGCCCGGTCCGCAAGGCCAGCAGGGCGAGCGCGGGTTGCCGGGAGTGCCCGGCCCCGAGGGTCCGCCCGGCCCTGCTGGTCCGCAAGGCGCAGCTGGCGAGAAAGGTGAGAAAGGTCTCGACGGACTTCCCGGCGTGCCCGGTCCCGAAGGACCGCAAGGCAAGCCGGGGCGCGACGGCGAGCCCAGCCCCGCGGGTCCGCCCGGCCCTGCTGGTCCGCAAGGCGCAGCCGGCGAGCAAGGCGAGAAAGGTCTTGATGGACTTCCCGGCGAGCCCGGCCCCGCGGGTCCGCCCGGCCCTGCTGGTCCGCAAGGCGCAGCCGGCGAGCAAGGCGAGAAAGGTCTTGATGGACTTCCCGGCGTGCCCGGCCCCGAGGGTCCGCCCGGCCCTGCTGGTCCGCAAGGCGCAGCCGGCGAGAAAGGTGAGAAAGGTCTCGACGGACTTCCCGGCGTGCCCGGTCCCGAAGGACCGCAAGGCAAGCCGGGGCGCGACGGCGAGCGCGGTCCCGAGGGTCCGCCCGGCAAGCTGCCGACCGTCAAAGCCTGGACGGATTGCATTCACTACGAGGGCGATGTCGTCACGCATGCTGGCGCGCTGTGGCAAGCGACACGCGACACCGGCCGCGAGCCTCGACCCGCAAGCTCGGCTCTCGCCGACTGGGTTTGCATCGCGACCGGCGGGCGCGACGGCAAGACGCCGCGCGTGCGCAGCACCTACAGCAAGGCGATCGAGGACTACGAAGCGCTCGACATCGTCGCGCATCGCGGCGGCAGCTTCATCGCCAAGCGCGATAACCCTGGCGAATGTCCTGGCGATGGTTGGCAATCGCTGACGATGCCGGGAAAGAAAGGCGACAAGGGTCCGCAAGGTCCCAAAGGCGAGCGCGGCGAAAAGGGCGAGCGCGGAGAGCCAGGACCAGCCAGCGCCGTCATCATCAAATGGGAAATCGACGAAGTGAACTATCGCGCCACCGCGATCATGAGCAGCGGTGAGATCGCCGGCACGCTCGATTTGCGCAGCATGTTCGAGCGCTTTCAAAGCGAGACGCGCTGATGGCGGATCGCAACATCAAGGTGCTCACGCCAGCGGCAAACTTCGATCTGCTGACGCTCGACGAGGCCAAGGAAATGCTTGGCATGAGCACGAACGATACGTCGAGCGATCAGCAGCTACAGCTTTTCATCGACATCAGTTCGCAAACGGTGATGCGGCTGTGCAATCGAATTTTCGCGCGCGAGGAAATCCGCGAAAGCTGGCGCGAGATAAACGGCGGCCATCGCATCTTTCCGTCGCATTGGCCGATTTGGGAAGAGGATGTCGTGTCGGTCGAATCCCCGCCCGGCAACGTGCTCGCGCCCGGTGCATACGAGCTTGAGGAAGGCAGCGGTAAGATTTCCGTCTTCACTGGCGGCTTCACCGAGCCTGTCGTTGTCCATTACTGGGGCGGCTACACGTTGCCCGACGAAGCGCCAGGGCCGTTGAAGCGCGCAACTGGACTCCTGGTCTGGCAAGAGAAGCTGCAAGCAACGCTCGGCACCGTTGGTGGAGTGCGAATGCTGAGCCATAAGGACAGCCGAGTGCAATTTCACGACCCCTTGAAAATTCTAACCGCAGCGCTCGGCTCGGCAGGATCACCGATCCAACAGTTGGTGATGAACATCCTCTCGCACTACATCCACTACGAAGTCTGAATGATCGAGATCACCGTCGATACCGAAGCGCTCGTGAAGCGCATCGATGCGATGCGCCACAAGATCGAGCACTTCAAAGCCGTCGATATCGGCGCGGAGTTGTCGGAGTGGCAGACCCATGACATGCACCGGCACCGGCCGTTCACCATGCGCAGCCGTCGCGCCGGCAAGGCTGCGACCAAGATCAGACCGCACTCGTTGTTCGAAATGAAACGCTCGCTCGCTGCGCAGCGACGCTTCATGCGGCGCGCGAGGCACGGACAAATCATCCCCGAGCCTTATCGGCATTGGTCGACGCGGCCGGTCCTGCGCGCCGAGCTATTCGCGCAACTCGGCGACCGCTACGCGGCGTTGCTTCCTGAAAAGCTGAAGTGGTGAGATGGGAATAGACTACTCCACCACCATTCTCCTGCCGAACTACGACTTTTGGGCGCGTGACATCATGGTGACGCCGGTCGCGTCGCAGCCGGGTGCGCCGCCTTACTGGAATCGCGCGATCTACGACTCGCAAGCGTTGCTGCGGCTGCTGCACGAGGATGTGGCGGCGCTTTCCGATCAGCAGCCCGTGCTGGATATTCGCGAGATTGAATACAGCGTGCTGCCGCAGCAGGGCGATCTGATCGAGGTCCCGGCTGACGTCGGCGCCATGGGCGCGGTCGGCCCGTTAGAGGTCACCGACACCTATACCAATGGCGGCGGCGAGATGACGCTCGTCGTGCGCAAGTGGGAGCCGCCGGCGCCATGAGCGACACGTCACGCGATATTTCGTGGGACGACGGCGACGGCGCTGCGCTCAGCAAGACGCAGAGCTATTCCTGGATCATTCTCAACGCGGTCTTTGATCGGTTGTCGGCGTCATCGCTATTCTCTGGCTTCGCGGTCAAGCGCATTAGCAGCGCAATGCCGATCGAGGCGGCAACACAAATTCCTTTCGTCGGCGTCTTCCTCGGCGAAGAGTCAATGGTTTCAGATGGAGATCTGAACGCCACCACTATTAAGTTCGTCCATACCGTACCGATCGGCGTGCAGATTGTCGTCAGGGACAATGACCCGACGCGAATGCTGCAAACGCTCGATCGTGCGTCGTGGTTCGCTTTCAATCAACTCCTGCGCGACAACACCCTCACAAACATGCTCGAAACGAGCTTGCCCGATAACGTCAGGATCGAGGGCTGGCCGCGCATTCGCATCCGTCCCGACGTGTGGGGCCTGACTGGATCGAAGAACGAGACGCCGCTCGGCGAGCGCGTCTTCTGGCTCACATATCAAATTCGCACTTGGTTTGCGCCGACCGATTTCCCCGATCTCGAACGTATCACCGTCACCGCCTTTCCAGAATTGCCACCGGCCGACCAAAACGAAATCCAATCGGTCAAGGTCGTTTACGAGTTCAACCCGGATTCGGTGCCGCTTCCGCTGCCGCCCGATCCGTAATGCAGAGGAGAAACGGCAATGCAAATCCGCATCAATCCCTTCCAGCGAGGCCAGCAGCAG